GTGGCCATTTGTGCTAAAAAAACCGCTTCTGACTTCGCACCCTTTTTACTATTGCACCTACGACAACACGCAACCATGTTTTGTAGATCTATAGGATCTCCATTATCTCTTATAGGTATCAGGTGATCAGCTGTATCAGCATCATTACCGCAGTAATAGCACACATAGTTATCACGTTGTAATACTGCTAATCGCTGCTTCTTATATGTTCTTGTTAGTCGTGGATCTCTACCTTTAACCATTAGTAATATCCTTTTGCTTGATAGAATGACCACGCATTACACATAGTTGTATACCTACTCTGTATGTACGACAATCCTTTATCTATCTGCATATAAGGATCAGTGTCAGTTAAGTTGAGTAGTTGTGGTATCCCATATGCGCTACTGCGTTTATTCTTGCTATTAGGATTCCAATTAGATTCTTTAGTCCAAAGCGCATTTATACATATAAACTCTTTTGTATCTATTAGTTTTATATGTGCATATAGCTTGTATGTTTCTATCTCTTTGCTCGTAATAGTGCCTGCTAAGGCAATAGATGGGCTAATACTCTGTAATAGACAAAGACCGGCCACTAGCACCAGTCGCCTGCGAGTGATCCGGGGCCTCAGCCCCACTCGCTGGAGTCTGGAGCGTACCGGACGTGTCAAGGTTATCGCTGTATTTCGATATGGGCGTGTCATGTTTTTATATTTGGTAGCAGCTCTATACCTAATACGCCACAGCCCAGGCACTCAATACATTTAAGCCCAGGCGGTAACATTAAGCTATATTCCTCAAGCACTTTGTATTGCATTTTCTTTTTGCATACTCTGCAATCAAAGGTCTGCGGATCCATAAATACTTCTCTTTAGATCTTTAATAGGAAATAGGTCGTTTTGCCCAACCCAATGCGATCCATCTGATCTGTGGTATTTGGTGCGCTTTGCCATAGCTACAGGTATCCAGCCAATGATGTAATAGACAGGGGATCGGCCCACAACTAAAACACCTACATCATCTTGGCGATCGGTCTTGCCAATGATCAATGAGCCATCTGTGTAACGTGTGTATTTAACCTCAACAGTTGCACCTACATCTGCTTGGGTTTTATATGTGCGATTAGTAGGCACAAAGTTTTTAATGCCAAAGTATTCGGCAACGGCTATCTCAGCACCTACTGATTCACTCATCTCTGATACGTATTCATGGAAGTTAAGGTTGCGCACAGCTCTATTTGGATGATCGGCAACAGCTCTAATACTTGCCACTCGATCAAGTCCAACAGTGTGCGCAGTTACCTCCTGCGAATAATCCAGGATGACCTTGACTACTTGATGCATTCTGCGCAGTACCAATCCCAGCCATTACCATCTAACCAGTCGTAATAGCGGCCACCCACAGTGTTACGATCTTTATTGCACCTATCGCATCTACGGGCTGGGGTAGTGGTTACTTTTTCATTTTCAATGGTGGTAACAAAGCCACCTCTGATGATCTCTACGTATCCCATTACAGGTAATCACTTTGATTATCGCGTGGTGTATACCAATTACCAGTGGCATCTTGTTTTTGCCATGATGGTGTGCACTGCTTGTCTTTAACCTTTTCGATGCACATAAATCCGCGCCACTCTTTGCCAGTGGTTTTAGATTTACCTGTTTTTAACACCATATGGCCATGTGCGCAGATAGGCGACTCAGGTACTTCTACTGCGCCTAATTGGTCTTTAATCAGCTCTAAATGAGTGCCTACTGGGATCACTTCATCTATTGGATCTACTGACCATGTAAGCGGTTTTACAGCCTCCATTTCGCCGCGATTAGCACGTGGAGCCTTTGTGCCATCTTTCATGGTTGAGTATTTAGGATCACCTGTATTGGTGATTGCTCTAGCGTAAGCAGATGTTTCTGCCTTCTCGGTTGCGAACTGTGTCTTTAATGATTCAGCTGCTAAACCTGATGCACATGCAACTGGATCTGCCCAGGATTTGAATAGTTCAACTTTAACTAATACAAAACCTTCATTGATCTCAGCTGTAGATGTCATGCGAAAATCGGGGTAGTCCTTAGCAAAGAGTTCAATTCGCTCTTCTGCGGTCATGTAATTATCTAGAAAACTAGGCATGTAGGTGCTCCTTTGCGTAATTAAGTTGCTCGCTAAGGGGCCAAATAGAGCCATCGCTCCATCTAGATAAGTAATCTCTGCAACCGGTGCAATAGGCACGCTCGATAACAAAGTCTTTGCGCTTTGTTTGGATGATGATGACGGCCTGCTTTTGTGCCTTAACATGTAGCGAGCCGTCTTTTAATTTTCCCCAGCGCGCCTTGCACAAATCGCAGTAGCGGCCTTCAGGTGCTCGCAGGATCTCAGCCATTATTGACCGCCTTGCGATATTTGCTAGCTAGTAGATGACCTTCACGTTTTCCATCTTTGTATCCGATGCTGTACATCCAAAACCCAGCAATAACTGAGAAAATGCACAGCAGGATAAAGTAGTTTTTATCCAACATATGTAGCCCTTTACATGTACTATCGCAATAAGGGCTAAGTAAGAGATTATGTTAAGTAAAGTGGAGGATCTACGCTCACTTTTACTTTACATAATGTAGATAGATGGATTATCAGACGCTAAACAATGTCTGTTCATCCTCTTGATCTACGTTTTATCTAGCCCCTAGTTTACTGCGAAGAGCTGACCCCCAGCTCTGTCGGGAATTGTAAATTGGGCTACTGACAAGGTCAATACCCGACACGCAGTAAATGTGAAAATGCTGAGGAATGTATGAACAACTCCGCAGGTCGGATACGTGCAACAACTGAGGTTAATTTTAAGTCCCGCATGGAGACTTTTGTATTTGGTCAAGATGATCGGGTAGTAAATCCAGGTGATTTGCTGATTGTTATGAGTGAGTCAGCACCTGGGGATAGGCTGGGCAATAACCTGCGCCAATTTGAAATCATTGTCAATGGCGATCAGATGTCGGGATTACTTGCAGCTGTAACTCGGGCTAAGGATCTATACGACCTTAATCATGGCTGGCTAAAGTTGCCAGCATCCACGCCACCTGTAAATCGTATAGCTGTAGATGAGCACCGATTGGCTATGCACTTAAAAGATGTAAAACAAAATGTGCCTAAATTGGTCGGTTAATCCTTCATGTTGTGGATCATGATTTCATATAAAACCTCAACCTTAGATTCAAGCCTGGTTACCTGGTCTTTAATGGATGATCCGGAGTTGCGTTTTAGCTCTATTAAGTAATGTTTAACTAACCACTTAATTGAGCCAACATAGAAGCCAATCAAAGTGCAAATGGCCACAGCTACGCCAGCCCAATTAAGTTCACTCATTTACTTAGATCTGCCGTATTCAGGTGCAGATGTATCAAGCCATTTAAGGATTGGCCCGATAAAGCCTGACAATGCGGCATAACCTAAAGTCTTAGGATCTGTCGTACCTGCCATGTATAAAGCACCGGCTGATGCCAGTGAAGCCCTTAGCCAAGATAGAAATACTTGCTTATATTTCATAACTTAGTCCTAACTTGTGTATTAGTGCTGCGGCCTTCGCAGGCACTAAATTTATTTCGAAATGCATTTCATCTTTACGGGTCGTGTAATCGCCACCCCATTTAAGGCCGTACTTTGTAGCCAGGGCTCTGATCATTGGCACCTTCTCAGCTGGGAAAGTACCTACTTTGCCAAGTGCATGTTTAGGCGCATTTAGATCTACAGCTGTGCCCGAAGAATGATTTGATAGTTTGTCAGTGGTACCTCTTACCATGCGAAAACAGTAGCCCCAGTCATCTAAAGCACCTTCATCAATAGGTTCGATCAACTTATGAAACTCAGCGCAAAATGCAATAAGTAGGGGAGCAGCATCCTCGGCACATTGAAGTTTAGTTTTAGTGCTTGGTACTAAGTAGCTCTTGATACCAATTTCGGCTTTGTCCTGGCTAGCAGTCCAGCCGTTACTTGATAATAAGGTCATGAAAGTAAAGCGGCTACTTCATCTTCAGATAGACCTAATTTCTTAAGTACAGCTGCTTTGTTATCAGATTGAGCCTTTAACTCGGCCTCTGCTTTAATAACATTTTGCTGATCTAATTCGTATTGCGTAAATTCTTTATCATTCATGGCACGATCAATAAAAGTACCATCATTGTTATAGATTCTGATTTGTGGCTTTGTTGTCATTAGTTTTCTCCATAAATGTAGGCAGTACCACCGGAAAATGTGGATGTATCCAATCCGAAAGTAATGGTTGTAATTGCTGCTGAATTATCATAAACACCGGAACTCAAATTGTTTCTTAGGCTTCCGCTGTTGAAATTTGAGTACATAGTTGATTGAATAAACTGCACATCAGTGTCATTAATTCTTGGAAGATTAATGATTCCACTTACGCCGTTGTAGACGGCACTTAAAGCTGGAATGGCTGCAATTTGAAAATATGTAGTAGTTGCAGCTTGAGCGAAAGCAGTAGTTGTATCTGAACCAAGAGTTGCTCGGTAGTATGCACTTGCGCTATCGCCATTCATTCTGATCCACATATTGGCATTAGACCCTACGTATGCGTTTTTGATAACAATTTGTAGGTTTTTATATGAAGCGGCTGAAATAGTTGAAGAGGTGGTCGATGCGCCACTTAAAGATAAAGTTTGAATTAAAGTTAAACCACCAGATGATCCACCGGTTGCAGCCCATTCTAAACCGCCTGTGGCACTTGAGTTTCTGGTTAAAACATAACCATTGGTTTTGCCAGTTGGGTCAATGTAATTTAGCGTTCCTGCTAAATCATTCATATTTGTAGCGGTTAAGACATCGCCGGTGGCGTAGTTAGCCTTAACTGGAAATCCTGCTGCCATTATTTTCTCCTTAGTAACTTAGAACGTTTTGATTTAGAACTCCATATTGACTTGAATCTAAAATAAAACCATCAATAATTGGTTCTAAAGTCGTAAATGTGGTTTTCCAAGAATTTACAGTTATTCGATGCATAACTCCAAATACCTGTAAATTTTTAGTAATTGATGATGTACCAACGACGTTAGGTTGCGTAGTTGTAATGGTTACTGGGCTGAAATAGTCCAGTGCCAAAGCTGCTGTCATGCCGGCGTCATAATTTGCGTAGTAAAGGTCTAAAGTAATCGCATCGCATCTAATGGATGTTTCCGCTCGACTTGCAACGTATGCCAGGGCGTAGTTAGCCGCATCGATTGTTGTTTGCATAAGCAAATCTGTCTGTGAATAAGAGTGTGCAAAATATTTGTTTACTGAGGCTGTGTTTACAGCTGTTTGAGTGGCTAAACCTGTAGCTGTAATGCTGGCCTGATTGACGATTTGTTGGTCATCTAATAGCCATTGCGCATTGAAATAGGGGATCTGTGTGCCATTGTCATTAAAATAAGTAGTGGCATTAGCCGGAGTTTTGGTGCAATAATCACGATTCTTGAATGTAACTAGACCGGATGGGTCAATGTAAAACGCTCCGTACTCTGTGGTTTGAACAGTTTGTGCAGCAGCTAATGCTGATCGGGTAGTGCCTGGATCTGCCTGTACTGTTGAGTTACCATTCTGAATAGATCGCATGGAGTTAGGCCAGCCAATAGTGTTTAGAATTTGATTGATCCGAGTTCCTGAATCATCACCGGCAGAAGCACCTGTTATGGATGTAACCAGGGCATTTTGTAATAAGCGCATTCCGTCTACAGCTGTAATGGTTGTGTAAACAACATCGCCAACATATTTAGGTGTAGTGGTGTTATATCCTGTAATAAAACCAGCAAAGATTGGGTAAGAGGTGCCATTCCATGATGCTGAGATTTGAACCTTACGCATTGGAGTTAAATAGCCGTAGTAAGGCCCAGTTACATTTTGTGGGTTAAAATCTCCATTTTGATCAACAATACGCATGGTAAGCGTTCCTGTTTGAAATTGATCTGCAATGGCATTACGACCACGTTGAGTTTGTATTGAATCTACTTGATCAGACACATCCACTACTAATGAAGCAGAATCCGCCAAAATATTAATACCTAAAATGCCGGTTCCAAGGATTAAAGCCTGCCCAAAGGATGCTCCCGTTGAAAAGTTAATTACCGCTGTAACTGTTGGGACGGCCATTAGAAACCTTGTCCGGCTGGCACTGTTGAATTTCCGTTGCGACTAATCATTAAAATTGCATGTTGAACTAGCGGTACAACAGAATTTGGATCAACAACATTGTTAAAATCAAAATAATTATTTGTCGTTGATGCCTGTGCTGATCCTGATGCATCGGCGTATCCTAGAGATGGCATGGCTGTGCTCTTTGGTAAAAATGGTGATTCTCTAAACGCTCCATAATTAGGTGCATTTTCAAATGCATTAAAATTAGAATTACTTGATGGTGCAACGGGTGTTGGTATAGCTGCACTTAACCCAGCCATTTGCTTAATTAAATCTTGAATGTATTGTGGCCATTCTGAAAATGGATTGAGTGCTTTCGGTAGATTGCTGATAGTTGTTGCCAAGTCAGTAGTACGTAATTGAGATGCTAACAACTCTTGGCTTAGTTGATAGGCGGCTGAGGAATTGTTTGTAAGCAAAGCTAGTTGCAAATCTAAACGTAGTTTTTCCTGGTCAGTAATTTTGCCTTGTAAAGCTGCATAGATTTGTGCTTGTTGTACGTCTAAAACTGTGCCTGATTTATTTAATAATAGTTGTGATGCAGCGGCAGCAGTTTGTGCCTTAGCAGCTGTGGTTTGCAAGGATGCCGTTTTAGCTTGTATTTTTGCCAATGCCTCAGCGCGTTGATCAGCAGCTTTAGCCTTACCACCACGATCAGATCCTGCGCCTACCTGGATTTTTACTTTACCTGTAAGTTCATCCAAAAATTGTTGCCATGAACTTTTATCAAATAATTGACTAAAACCAGTTGCAAATTTAACCAGGTAACCTGTGGTAATTCCTAATGCACTGCCTAATTTAACTATGCTTGCTGTGGCTGAATCTATGTTGCCTGTTGAATCTATTCCGGACAGAATACCTTTGCCGATAGATTGCTTAAATTGATCATAGGCCACGCCTAATTTGGCTATATCACCTGTGTAGCCTTTAGCGGCAGCTGCGGCTTGCCCAGCAAATATGTCATTTAATTGTGTTTGTAATTGTTTGAAATTTGATCCGGCTAATTGGGCTTTGGTTAAACCAATGCCAAGTTTTTGTAATGCTGTGTTATTGCCTAAATACGCTTTGCTTAAAGCCTTTGTAACTGACTCTAAGTCATAACCCGTACCTGCAGAAACATCTAAAGCGGTATTTAATATGCTTTGTGCCTCAGCGGTATTTCGAGTGCTTAACAATAATTTGTTATAAGCCGGTTTTAATTTTTCATCAACAATGCCAACTTGCAAAGATAATTTATTTAGATAATCATCAATAGCTGGTGCTTTGTAGGCCATGCCTAAATTTGTTAAAGTCTGATTTAGAGCTTTGCCAGCCTTTTCTGCCTCAAGAAATGCCTGTACTGCGTTGCGACCAAATGAAGCCAATTTTTGAGCTGCAAATACACCGGCTAAAGTTTTACCGGCTTTGGACGTAATTTTTTCAAAATCGGTTAATTTTTTTTCGCCTTTGGCTAAGGCTTTGCCATCAAATTCTGTGGCAACTGAAACAATTATGTTTTCTTGTTTTTGTTTCATGGTTTAGCTCTTTTGTTAAAATCTAATATTGCCTGGTTGATGGCTTTAACAGCAGCTGGTAAGACTTTGTTGTTGTCTTTGATCCAGGCTTTGTAAATCAATCGACCTTCTTGTTTGCCTGACCCTTGTAAACCGCCTTGCAGATTTGCAATAAATGTTGCACCGGCAGTTGGGTTAAAGGAGTGTGAATAGCGATTGCCGCCTTTGCCTTTACGTCCTACCCAGGGTTGTCCGTTTGGATTGGCTCTACCTGCGGTTTCATATATCGCACCAGCTGGTGATTTATTTATAACGCTATAAGCTGATCTAAAACCTTTAGGGTTAGCCTTTGTCTGACCCATGCGATATACGATGCCACGTTTAACAACAGCAGCTCTAAATTCTCTTGTTGCCCATAAGCCCGTTTGTTTTTCCCAATTAGACATAACAGAAAATGGCACATAAGTACGGGCATCATCACGCACAATTAGCATGGCTTCTTTGATGTCTTTGTTCATTTTTTCATACAGATCAGGCGTGTATTTTTTCATGGCAGATTTAGTGTTAGCGAGTCCCTTTACGACTACTGGCACGTTTATATTCCTCTGCTCGATCTCTTAACACCTGGATAATTGCTTTGTACATTTCCTGGGGTAAATCCATTAAATGCTGAGGTGCAATACCTGTTTCAACCGCAAGAGCTGCGATTGTGTAAGTCATTGAACCTCTATCTAAAAATTTGCCTCATCATCCAACACTTCGACCTTTGTAAGTGTTTCCACAAAGTCCAGGCCGAAGGTTGGAACTGTTACTCCTGCTCTACGTAGACATTCCCAAGCCAGCCAATAAATGTCTGATTGTTTTTCTTGCTCGCGAAATGTCTTATGTATTCCTGCTTTGAAGTGCAATTCAAAGGCCATTTCAATCGCCGGTGTAATCGGATGATCCGATACTTCGCCGGTAGCCCTAGTGATTCGAAGTTTAGCCATGTGAATTTATCTCCTTAGAATGATCCGGTTGTTGTTTGTACTACTGTGCTATTGCAAGTAAATGTCATGCTTGAGTTTGAAATATCGCCAACTGCTCCATTTAGAGGTGTTAAGTTGTTGATCAAGATTGACACTGTGTATAACGGGTTAGTGGCAGATACTGCTGTGCCCTTTACTGGAAGCAATACAGCTGTAACAGTTGTGCCGTATGCACCCTGTAAAGTTGCTTGAACGCTTGCAGCTGCAAAGTCGTTTAAGAAATTAAGGGTTAGTGTTGATGCCTCTAAGCCTTTTACGAATTTATGAGATGAATCGCCAAGTGCTGTTACCTCAAGTTGATCGAAGTTTTGAGTAAGTGTTACTGATGTAATGTGGTCAGATAGATCGACAGAGTTGATCTTTACGCCAACATTATTTTGTAGAAATATGGCCATTGTTATTCCTTGTCTTTGATTGGGTCTGATACTGCTGGCTTTGGATCTTTAATCTGACCTGTCTTGATTAAAAATGCCAAATTCTCTTTATCCCAATTTGCTAGGGATTCTGCATCATTGTTAATTGCCATGATTAGTTCCATTCCGTAAGGGTTGAGATTGTGATTTCGCTGGTTAATAGATCGCCACTTGCAGCGTTAAGAATTGCTGGAGCAGACACGCTACTAACGTTAAGGATTAGTGCCGATGATGCAATTTTGTTAAAGACTGCAACTAAAAAATCTTCAATGCCTGCCAAGTTGCCCTGGTTATCAAATGCCGGTACAGCTATAAGAATTTTAAATGTGGCTAGTGGTGCAATAGTTGGATAATCATTATTTGATGGTGTTATGTATGGATCACCAGGCAATACTGAAACACTGTTAGCCAGCAGGGTAGGAGCAGGGTAGGCAAAGGTGCTCCATGATGCATCGGATAAATCTGTAGCAATAGTGCTACGCAAAGTTGTTATTGCTTTAGTTGTCATGATTAACCTACCAACGCATTTGGATTGGCGTAAGGCTGTATTAAGCCACGAACTCTGTTCATTAGCTGATAGCCCATTCGATAAGGTGATGGTGAAAATCCATCCATGCCATTACCGCCTGTTTGTGAAACCTGCCGGGCCTGCCATATATCTACGGCCAAGATCATCGCTGCTTGACGGATAGCAGGCGTGGCTGCGTAGCTTGTCGTTTTGGTTTCAGGCCCGGTCGCCGCACCATAAGGCAACACACGATGGAAAGGATCATCGCTGGCTGTCTTAGAAAATTGCACATATGAATAACCTTGTGGCCAAGTTGCCCAATTAAAACTCCAAAAATATGCAGGTAATGTTTGAGTAACGCTGCCAGTTGAAAATGGAATTGTGCCGGTAATTGTATAAGTTCCGTTATATGAACCTGAGTTAGTAATAGTAATTGACTGACCAGCTGCAAAAATTGCAGGATTAGCCAGCATTACTGTTGCAACGTTATTTGTAAGCATCGCACCAACTACAGGAGCTGTGTTAAACCATAAATACTGATTAAGTAAATCCTCAGCTGTTTGACACACTGACTCTAAATCGGAGTTGGAGTACAAATTACCGATACCTAGATTGGATCGTAATTCTGCAACAGTCACATAACTAGCAGCCATCTTTGTACTCCTATCCGTTTTGCATCTAAAGGCTCTCCAGGACTAAGGGCTACTAAGCCCTGGAGATTTCTAAGTTAATTACGCAGTCTTGTACTTACGTACACCCTTTGGTTGTAGAACTGCGATTGCCATGTATCCGTAGATAGCAAGGTTTACTGACATTGAGCCAACTACGTTCACTGAAAATGTTGCAGTTGGTGATTCGAAGATTGTTACGCACTCAGGAGCAATAATGAATGCTGAGTTATCAGCACCTGCATTTGCTACTGCGTTTACGTCTACGTATGCATCTAGGCCTAGTAGGTTTCCGCGAATTGATGATGCGCCGATTTGTCCAGCTGCATTCTGTGCGTTGTTGTTTGGAATTGTTGTGTTGAACAACGGGCGACCAGTTGAATCTGTGTAACCCATAGCAGCTGACCATGTGCCTGAACCGATAACAACATTCTTAGCAAAGTAAGATGTGCCAGCGTAAACCTTTGCAGATTCTGCGCTTAGGTATGAAATAAGTCCAGCAGCTGTGTTAGCTGTTGCTGTTGCAGCTGTACCTGATGAAACTAATTGGGCTATAACGGCCGCATCGGTAGCAAGCAGATACGCTCTTTCTAATTGGATCATTAATTGATCCATAAAAACAGGATCTGAACGCTCAATAAGCTCTAGGCTGATTGTTTGTTGTCCTGCATATTTGTTTACTGTGTATGTTTGGTATGCAGATGTCATTCCTGTGTCAGATGGAGCTGCTGATTCAGCTGTTGCAGCTACTGTAGGAGCAGTTTGTCCAGGTGTTACCAAAGATGGCACATTGATTGAAAAGCCAGCGGATGGCAATACAGATTTCGAACATGCATCTACTGCAGCGCGACCAAAGTTTGTGTTTGACACGAACATGTTGGTTAGGTATTGATTTGGGTTAAATGCTGGGTTTGTTGATGTTGAGTCTGCAGCTGCACGTACGTATAGTGCTGATTCTTCATCGCCTAACTTTGCTTTAATTGAATGTAATGCGTATGAACCCTTTGAATTGATAGGGGAGCGAACGCTTGTTGAAATAAATGGTGCTGAGATTGTTGGGCGTGCGGCTTCTACTGTTGGAGTAGCTTCCTCTGCCTTTGTTTCGGTTGGCTCTGGAGCTGTGTCCACAGTAGCCTCGCTTTCTGTTTCGGTTGGTGTTACTTCTTCTGCTTCGCCTTCGCTCGCAGCTACCTTAGTAACGACTGCATCTGCGTAAGCAGGTGATTCGACTAAGGAAACTTC